CAAATAGAACTGCCATCTCTTCAGTCATGTAGTTCGTGTTTAAGTCGATTGTACTTTCCAACAATACACTTGCGTTTGTCATTCCAAAGTCAGTTGGGAAATAGTTCCAACGAGAAGAAGAAACATAACCCGCAACGTCTCGATTAAATTGAGTTCGTTGTACGTTACCTTTGTCATAGCTTCTAAGTTGAAAAGCAAATGAAGGGAATGAGCCTTTTCTATCTAAAAACAAAATTTCATAATCTTCAATCTTGCAACGCTTATCTAAGTTCACTCGGTACTTAACTGAAAATTGTACACCTACACTTGATGCATACCAAAAATCGTAATAGGTAGTATCAGCCTCAACTAGTCCACCCGTTCCGCTTACAGTTGTCAATGTGCCTACATTATTCACTCCAACCGTTACTGCTGTAATTACATTAGCATTACTAACAGCCTTTTTAAATACACTTCCGTTGCTATTCTCAAAGTACATGAATCCCGTAGATACCGATTGATTAGGTACGTTTACGATTAGGTCTTGCTCAGGAGTCGCATAGAATCCCGTTTGCGGAATCGAAGTTAAAAGTAAATCAGTTGCAGTATTACAATTGTAGTTTGATTCGTTATAACCAATCCAATCTAACCAACTAAATGCTGCATTAAAGACAACCGCTCTTGATACCGTTACAACTGCTAACGTTTGAGTCTTACGATTGTCAGCATAGTATACACTTCCGTTTATAGTTGCATCCGTTACCTCCGACCATAAAGCCGAAACAGTAAAGTCAGTTGTTCCCGTTATTGCAGTTACTACGAATAGACCTTCCAATTGTGGGTTAGCTACTCCGTTATCCGCTTGAACGATTCTCACCTGGTCACCAACTACAAAAGAATGTGTAACTGTTACCTTAACATTCCCTCCGTTGTTAGATAGTGAAGCAGTATAGTTCACTCCCGTAATATATTCCTCGCCAATTCTCACATCGTATTCGTAGAAAGAATTAGCAGCATTGTACATCGTTCCTGCTGGTAAGTCATAGGAAACTTTATTGCTTAGTAGCTTCGATAAATCTTGCTCACCATAACCACTTGTTACCAATGGCAGAACTCGATACTCAGCTATTTGTGAGCCGCTATATTGACGTACTTGAAAGATATATTTGAAGCCTAATTGATTCTTGTTTGTAGAATCGTAGATATACTTTAACTCATTGTAAGCGGGTGAGAAAGTAAACGGTTTTGCGATTAGTGTTATTGCCATATCTTATAATGGTGTTTATTTCATTCGTGTTTTAGAAGCTGAAGTAACTATCATCGGTGTAGTAGTTGTCTTTTATAAATCTCCCCGCATATTGAATAGCATCCATTGCATCATCAAACAATTTGATTGGCTCGTCAGTAATTGCATCACCTACCTTTTTCCATTTATAGTTTTCATACTCACGTTTCAGATTTGGATTGTCAAGGCAGTAAACTCCGAAAGTTTTCACGTTGTCGATTCCTTTCTTCACTCCCTTCGTTGCATTGTTTATGTTGTACCCCGCTATCTGAATTTCTGCTATTATCTCAGGTCTTGAATGGTCACCTAGTATATCAGCATTTTTGTCTATGCCTAATTCATTCATGCGCTCAATCAACATCGTAGTAGTCAAATACGATTCATAGATAACCGATTCAACGAAGATGTCTTTCTCGTTCCAATAGACTTTCATTAATGCGGTGGGGTGATTGTAACCAAAGTCCAAACCGTAACAAAACGATTCAAACCTGGCAGGTCTTTCTTTCACAAACTGCCAATTGGAATAAATGTTTGTTTTGCTTATGGTCTTCTCACCTAGCGCATAGATTTGGTATAGTGCTTCATCCGTTCTTTTAAGGTCTTCGATTTGTCGCTTGATTGATTCGGGAAGGAATGGATTGTCTTTGTAGGTTGATTTGATTAGTACGCTTTCATCTTCGGGTAGTTCGTAAAGCCAAGAAGAACTATCAGATGGATTGTAGTCAAATATCATTGTCGATTCAGTCCTCATGTTTAACTGCTGAAAGTCCTCAAACCATAACTCATTCGCTTCATTACACCATCCGATATCTCTTTTCCTTCCTCGTATCTTCTGCTCGTCATCTACCGAAAAGAATTCAACGATTGAGCCATTGCCAAACCGATAGATATTCTCGCTCTTATTGTGATTAGCTACGTCATAGATTCCTAAGTCCTTCATAATCTCAAAGAAGTCACGCATGACTGTTGCTCTTAAAGCGGGAAAAGTCTTCCTAACTATTGATACTACCTTATTAGGATTCTGAAGACAATACACGATTATAACCTGGCAAAGCGAATATGTTTTAGAAGAACGTGAGCCACCTTGATTGATTATGAAACGAGTAGACGAATCAGAAAGCGCAGTAAAGTTTTCTTCAAATATTTTAGTTGCTTTGATTTCCACTTACAATAGTAACTTTGATTTCGTTTATCTTTTCACCTTGACTTGTTACGTCAGTTTTTTCAGTAAGTGAATTTAATCTCTGAGTAATTGAAGGATTGAATTGTCCAACCATTCCCCCCTCGATTTGGTCTTGTCGAATGATTCTCTTTATGCGTGAGCAGATAGTCAGATATTCTTTATACGCATTATCTTGATTATTGAAATATTGGTGAACGCATCCTATTTTCTCCTCGCAGTAATTCTCAAAGCCTTCCATTGTATACGGAGGAATGTGAAACTCTGACTTCACTCCCGTTGCTGTAGCTTTCTGAATCTCTCTTGGTTTTAAGCTACTCTTATACTCTTCGAATAGTTGATATAATTTCTCTGGTGTTTCTATGTATTTATGTTTTGCCATGATTCGTGTTTTTCTAGTTTTCTTGATAGCACATTTCTTCGAATACTTCTCTCGGTACTTCGTTAAATTCTATTTTCTTAATGTCCGAATAAAATACGCAATATGATGACTCAGTTGCTTTCAAGCATTCTTTCAATCTCTTCCATTCCCTTGAATGTAGTTCTTGATTAATTACTGCGATATAGTATTTATCCTTTGACACTTTGAATGTAGTTGAACGCTTGAAAAAGTAGTTGTATTTGTCTTACGTCTGATTTAATGAAGTTAGAATTCATTTCTATGACTACTCCTTTATGTTGGTAAATATATTCCTTTACCGTAGCAATCATTAAGTCGAAATTCATTTCTTTTTTGTTCGTGTTTTTTTAGGAACGGGAGTTTCCTCAATAACTTCTTCAGTCACTTCTTCTTCAACAATCTCTTCAACCTCATCAGCTTCAAAAATGTGCTTCAATCCATTTTTAAAATACCATTCATATTGCTTCGGTAGTATCTTGTCGATTACTACACTTTGATTTCCTAAAACACTATTATAAATTATAACAGTCTTTCCTTTAAACTCCTCTTTTATCTTCATTTTTCTCATATTCGTTTGTGATTAAAAACATTAAATAGCTAAAAATAGTGGCAGCTATAAACTTATTTTGGTATTCGTGGCTATTCCAAATCATTACGCTCATTCCAATTGCTAGAATAAACGTTGTTAGTGCTATCCATCTACTCATAATGGTCTTTTTTTAGTTCGTGTTTTAATTGTCTCAGGTCATTCTTCATTTCCGTTATCATAGCGTGAGCAGTAAATACCGAAATATTGAAATGTTCTGCTATGCTCCGGGTAGTATTGTACCCTTTATCGTGGTAGGTCTCAAAGAAAATTAACTTGATTCTATCGTCTACTGTATTTCGATATATTTCAATGACTGATTTCTGCTCCTGGTAGTTCAACTCAAAAAGAATCTTGTCTTTTATTTCATCTTCCGCTTCTTCAATCGGAAATTCATTCTCTACGCTATTGACAATTTCTATTTTGCTTTCCGTATCTCGAAACAATAACTCGCATTTGATGAAATGGAATAGAAAATCTTTGACGTTTCCGTATTTAAACTTTGATTCGTTTTTTAGGCAGTTCAGATAAGCGTTTGAAATGACTGTGTCGGCTTCAATTCGTAGGTTGATACGATTCAATAGGTACATCGTGTACTTCTTTACATCAATGTAGTGGTTTGTTAGGTATTTATCTAGTGAGTCCTTCATACCATATAAAAAAGTCCTTAATAAATATCTTTCTTCTTACCATAGAGCAGAAACAATCTTTGCTTTTGATTCCGTTTACTCGTGCATAAATAGCATCTAATTTTTTACATGATACTTTTGAAGTCTGAATAGTTGAATCAGCTAATTTGATTGATTCGATATAGTCTAATTCAGTTTGCTCAAACATAACGAAAGAATGTAAGTTGATAACGATGTGATACAAGCGAATGTAAAACTACCTGAGTAAATCAATCCGCTCCAAAAGCCAATACACTTAAAACAACCTAGTCCAGAATAAACCCAATTTGTTAAAAAGTTAATCGGTAAATGGTCAAAAATCCAATCTATCACGAATTGAATCGGCTCGAATTCGACAAACCACCAAGCAAAAGCGACAATAATTAAATACTCCATGACGTTTTTTTTGTCAAATATATGATTAAATTCTAATCAATACCTTTATAAATTAAATTTATTATGAAAATGTAGATTAGATTTCTCATTCTTTCGTGTTTTTATAGGTTTCATTGTAGTACAATTCTGCTCTTCCAATGTTAGGGTCTAGGTTAGTTCCCATTGAATCATAGACTGCTTTTATTATTTGCTGCTTCTCCATTTCTTTGGCTTGTTTGACTGCTTTTAGCAAATCATTGCCAATAAAGTATTGGTTTTTACTCATCCAATCTACTAAAAATTCTACTGCTGTTTGTTTCATTCCGTTTCTTTTAAATATAACTCTATTACTCTAATGCTCTTCTCTAAATCGTCTCTAAACTGTCCTTTCTTCCTACATCTTACAATTCGTTTAATTACGTCAAATTCATAAGCGTTTAGTTCGTGTTGACTGGCGAATAGGTAAAGGCTTCCGTTCGTGTTATCGTAGTGAATATCTTTTTTTTGATTAAATATATCTTTATAAGAATCTAAACAAAAATAATGTCGGTCATTTTCATCATCTATAATTGAAAACTCTTCATCATTAACTTCAATTACTTTATACTCTTTACCAATTGTTAATGTTTTTGTTTCTGAACAATCCATAATACACTCATTTATGGCAATTAATTTATCTCCTTCTTTCATTCCTTTAGTTTTTGTTTATATTTCAAAAGTAATTCTTTTAATTCATCTTTTGTGAATTTTCTTGTTTCATACGCTTTTTCACGCAAAATGACAAATTCTTCTTTGCCTATTTTCTTCTCCAGGTTGATTCCGTACTCAATTAGATTTCCATGCAAAAATGTGTTACAATATTCACATTGAAGATGACAATTATTCTCGTCAAATCTTACATTGGCATGACCTCCCGAACTAAAATAATGTCCAGCATTCTCTTTCTTGCATGGCTTGTTACATGAAATACAATTCAATCCCGCATCTCGTTTACGAATCCAAGAATTAAAAACTTGCTGCGTTAACTTTAAATAGTCTTGCAGCGTCAACAAGTCTTCCTTTTGCTTAATCTTCTTTTCCTTTTTAATAGCAGATAGATTCTTCAATGCTTCAGCAGTTTTCAAACACACATCGCAACGATTGGTTTTAATTGTTGAATTATACTTTTGTTTTGGCTCAAATGGCTCTTTACAAGTCTTGCAATATTTCATCTTCTTGTTTTTTATCTAACTCCTGCTTCAAATATAATATTTCCAAACGTAAACTGCTATTTACTCGCTCAAAAGTAGCATTATCATCTTCAAGCATTTTAAAGACTTTTAAAGCATCGTTTAAATCATTTGCTTCTCTTTGTATTGCTTTTACTTTTTCTTCGCTTAGATTGGCTAATTTCATTCTAAAAAGCAATCGGTTGATGCTTATCTTTATGTTTAGTCTTGCGATTAGTATATCAGTTGATTTCATTCTTTAATTCTATAAAAAGTTTGTAACTCATTAGACATTGGATTGCTTCGTCTTTTTATAGCGTCTACTCCTCCAATTTTAAAACCTAATCCATTATTGAAATCAAATAGTAAAGGATTGCCAAGTTCAGTTTGTTGACCTCCAGTATCTCGGTCTTTGATTTTTTCAACTTCTATCATAGTTTGAAACTTCATATCAGGGTGCTTAACCAATCGATGAATAACAATCATGTCATCACATCGGTTTAAGAATGGTTTACCGCCTTCAATATGCGCTTTCAATGGTGGCTTTAAATGACCAAACCAATGATGCTCTTGAGGATATAACATTCCGCTTCTACCACTTTCCGAATTTGGGTGAGTAGAAATATACAAAGTCTTCCCTGATTGATTGCAAAATTGTCTCGTTTCATTTAGGAATTCGTAATTATCAGAATGCTGCATACCTCTATCCAATCCCGTAAATGGGTCTATGAATCCAACATCTGAATTAGTGCTTCCGATTATATCTAACATTTCTTTTGGTTTGTAGAGTTTATTGTTAGAAACAAAAGTAAAATAATACTCAATGAATGATTCGTGTTTTTTTATTTCGTTATATGTTAAATCTTGGAATTTTTTACCCGCATACATTTGTATTAAATCTCTCATTACTTGACCGCTTGAATTCTCACCCATCCAAATAGTAAATTTTAAATCGTGAGTAGTAGCTAACGCCAGGAAGTACCATTCCATGAAATATGACTTACCTACATTATCATGACCTAAAACTATGTTTAGTTGTTTACGTTTAAATCTAAGGTAATCGTCAAGTTGGCATCCTATCCCTAATCCCTTAGAAATCTTCCCATCCTTAAAATCTTGTAAGTATTGGGTGCTATGTCCGTTTTTTAGTATCATTTGTTTGCTTCAAGTTGTTTCATTACATTTTCATATTGCAGCTGTTCTATGCTTTTGGGTAATTGTTTAGTCTCAATATACTTATTCCAAAACAATCCTTGCCATCCATTACTAATAGAATTATTGACAACGAATGTTACGCAACTATCAGAGTATGATTCAAAGTCTTTTAAAAGGTTGTTTATAGTTGTCTGTTTCAATGGCTTTTTTATTTCACTTCTATATTGAATCCATTTGTCTAACATAACTTCTTTTTCTTTCTTTAAATTCTTGTTAGTGGTTACTTGTTGGTTACTCTGTGGTTGTTCTGTGGTTATTTCGTTGGTTGATACTTGATATTTTTTATAGTTAAGCACTTGTATTATAGTACCTTGCTTAGTTGTTTTGATGGTTATTTCGTTGGTTGATTTCAAACGCTCTAAACACGTTCTAATTTGTTGAATTGAAAGTCCAGTTTCTTTAGATAACAATTCTCTACCCGTCATTAAACAACCTAATTCTATATTTACTCCACGATAATTTCTTGCTTTATGATTAGCTTTTAAAATTAAATGCATAAATAAACGAAACGTATTAACGTCATCATACCATTCCCAATCTGTAATTTTTCTGTGTATTTTAATCCATCCACTCATATCACTTTTTTAATTGTTTTTGAATGTGATGTAATGCACCGATAAGTTCAAATAAACCATCTTCATCTAAGTAGATATTTATTTCTCTTTCATCGTCTTTAATCGTAATCTGTACACTTCCCAAATCTCTGTTTGGCTCTAAGTGTAAACTTCTTTCATTAATTGAATCTAAAATGTAATGCATAAAATATAAATTAAATAAACATAAAAAAGCCCAATCAAATCCTGTGCGTCTCACTTCACATTCATTGAAAGGGCAAACTAAATTCCTTTGTTACTATAATGTGAGACGGTAACGTATACTATTAAGACGTAATTTTTCTTTAAAGGTTGCGTTTCTTAATAAATTTTTTTGAATAAATACCTCTTCTCGAATCGCATTCATCTTCCCATTCATCTAAAAGCCAAACATCGTAAACCAAGTCAGGAAGTATATCAGCTTTTTTAACTGCATCTTCTTTACTGTTTGCGTTACCAATCCAAAATGCAGGTTGATTCTCTCGGTAGTAAAATACTTTGTAGTAAGTCTTCATAGCACCAGGTTATTATCATTAGTAAATTCTCTGATTTTTTCTCTTAAATAGTCAGCCATGTCTAATTCATCAGATGTTGCTTCTCGACCTTGATACATTCCATGCTTAGTAGTTGACCTTAATAATTGGTCTATTTGCATTACTGTGTGTTTCCAATCGAAAGCCTCCATAGCTAGTTTAGCATCTTCTTGTTCGTCAAATTCAATTGTTATTTTCATATTTTTTAGATTTAAATGTCCAGTTTTTTAGTTAATAAACATGACAAAATGGAGGCTTTTACACCTCCGTTTTATTAAAATGGTAAATCAGTATTTGAAGATTGCATTGACATTCCCGTAGGCTTTGCTTCCGTTTTTTCAACGTATTCCGCTTTTACAATCTTGCCATCAGTCCAAGCTACCTTTCCGTTACCTACATATTTTTTAGGCATTTTTGATTCTCGGTCTTCTTTCGACTGCGCTACAAAGATACTTGCGTTGTTTCCGTAATCATCTTGTTTTTCGTTAATGCTCATGGTGTACTTATCGTACCCACCTTGTGCATTTTTGATACTGAAATTAATTAATGAACTCATGATAAAATTGTTTTTAGTTGATTATAATATTGACGAGCCTCTTTGACCCGTTCAATTATCTTTGCTTGTGCTTCTTCGTCTTTTTGCACAATAAATCTTTTAATTCTTAACTCATTTGGAATTTGGTCAAAGTTGTGTGAAAGCTGTACCGCATTTCTAACATCTAAATCTTCATCAATCAAATGTAGTTTCCAATGCTCACGTCTTACCTCATCTTCAACTATCTCAAATGGTGTATTCATTAAGCAATAAACCAATTCACTAGTATCGTGACCCGTTAGCATCATGTAGCCTTGCAATTGCCAATAGTAATCTTTATTTTTCAAAGTAGAATCAAACATCGGAAACGTTGAGCCATTCCAGGAGCATTTAATATCTGCTAATAAATTGTCGCTGCAAATATCAGGCTCACCGGTCAACCATTCGTTGTTAAATCTAGTTTCATTCTTAACTACAAACTCCCAACTTAATACTTCAGAAGCGAATTGAATTGCTTGGTCTTCCATTTGTATACCTTTGTCAGTATATCTACTTGAAAAGTCCTTATAGATACCTAATTCTTTTTCCTTAAACACCTCCTGGATGTATGTTTTTGCAGTCTCAGACAATACCTCGCTTTTTGTACGAGGGTCAGTCATTAATTTTCCTAAACTTGAGCATCTAACTATCATGGTAATTTATTTAATGTTAATTCAACTAATTTATTTCTATTCTCATCTGCAAATTCTTGCGTGATTAAACCGCTTTCAACCATTTTTTTTATTTCTCGATTGATTGCTTTAACCTTTAAAGTTTCTGCGTTATCTCTTGGAGAATTGGATTGCCTATCTCTTGTTATTTTATAGTTCTTACTCATAACAAAGAGATTACTGCTTTTTGTACTTCCGTTAATTCAAATTGGCTCAATGGCTTTAAGAATTGCTCCTTTGTTATCTCTCCAGTGTCCACCTTTGCAAGTCCGTTTTCAAATCTTTCTTGTGGCATAGTAGGTTTCTTGTTAACGTGCTTTGTAACATCGTTAGCGTCATCGTCTTGCATACTTAAAGAAAGCAATGATTGAACGGAGTAACGTCTAAAGTAAGAAATACATCCGCCTAATTTTTGAGGGTCATTAATCTCAGGTAGTTTGATTTCAGAAATAAACTCCTCACCCGTTTCGATGTCAATCACTATGCTTTGCACACATCCATTTGCGATAGGTTGTAAAAGCAGTAAATTGTACTTGTGTAAGATTGGCTCAACTACATCTAAAATCGTGTTTAAATCAGCGTATTTAGATTTAAAAAAAGGATTGTCAGCTGACTTGTTGATTTTGCCAATTGCTTGTTTAGCTAAATGTAGCTTGTAATAAATTCCATTCACTCTTGGAATTGCGTCTTCAAATTTTTCTACGTTTTTCATTTTGTTTTGGTTTTAAATTGTTTACAAATATAATAGTTTTTAACTAATCAAACTAATTTAATTGTATTTTTTTATTAATTCTTCTTGAAGTAGTCGCATTTGAAAGTAGTTTTCACACTTTAAAACTTTCTCTTCTATTTCCGTAATCAAAGGATTTTGGATTGTTAATTCGTTTTCTTCCAAGTCTCTCAAAATAACGGAATAAATATGCTTGAAATCAATCTCATTTTTTAAGTTGTCAAACTGCTTTAATGCGTAAACAATGTTTGAATGGTCTCTATTCAATGCCTCTCCGATTTTACATAAACTCCATCCTTTATTTCTTAAATATTTACTAATAACAAACCTGGCGTAAACTTTGTCTCGTTTTCTTGATTTTGTGTTTACCTCGTATTTTGCAATCACTTCGTTTAATAATTCTTTATTCTCCATCTTCTTTAAAATTTTCGTCACACCATTTACGGAATGACTGTTGTATATTTATTTGCTGCTCCATTGCTTCAATGTCTGCTGAATCTACCATGTGAGAATCAAATGAGCGTATTGCATTGATTAAAAGATTACGTTTCATTTTACTCACTCGTTGCATTGGTATATCTTCAAGGAAATCTGCTAAAGTTGGCAGCACCTGGATAGCCAATATTTTTTCGTTTGTTGTCATAATGCTCTTATTTCTCGTTTAACATCAAACCAATAAATTGCTAGTTCGTGATTTTGCAGTTTAACCATTTCTATTCGAATATCCTCAGCTGCAAATAATGCGCATTGTTTAGCGTCATCATGAATAACTACATCGTAATTAACATTTTTATCTATTCCGTAAAAATAACAAGAATATTTTTTAACTAGTTCTTTGGCTTTATCTTTTGCTGTCATTTGTTCTCGTTTAATTTAATACGTCTAATCTCATTCATTAACTCCAGGTTGTAAGTAGTAAAATGCTGCTTTCTATGCGCATCGTTTACTCCCATCGGAGGAGTGTATGTATTTTCTACCTTTGTAGGCTTTACATTTTTGTTCAAAAAGTTCTTAATTAGCTGCATTGTGTTTTAGTTTTTCGTAAATTAATGATTCAATTGTTTCAATGTATTTATCCAATAAGACAAATACGTCTTGTTTTCCGATTTCTACTTCAAGAATATCAATGTAGTTTACATCGTCTTCAATTATTTCATAGGTAACATCTATGTCTACTCCTTCAATTGTTACTGTTGTTTCGTGTCTCATTGTTCGTTTAGTTTAAGTGTAAAATAATAGTTTTCTGCAACGTCAATTGCTAAAGTGATTTGATTAGCTGAAATCCAATCGCCTTGCTCAAGATAAAATTCTTTGATAATCTCTAGTTGTTTAATTGTCTCGTTCATGTTTTTTGTTTTTAAAGGTCAAAATTATAGGGGAATTTCACCCCTTTTTTTTTAGTTTATTTGTTTAATATATTCAATGTTTCTTTCTTCTAATTCTTTAATTAAGAATTGCTCTTGTAAATTAATCATGTGGCTTCCAAAATGATTTTCATATTTAAACAATCCATTTTGAATTAAAGTAACATAACCAGTTGAAGTAAAGGTTTCTACGTTAGTACCTTTTGATGTTTCGTAAGTGTAAGTTGTTGTTGTCATAATTTTGTTTTTTTGTTTAATTGATATATGCAAATATATATACTTTGTTTAGAAATACAATCTTTTTTCACAATTATTTTTCATTTATTTTTAGTTTCTCAATGTTTTCAATACTTTCAGCGCATAAAAAAAATACTTAATTTAAGGTTATAGCTTTAAAATCTTGAAATAATTTAAGGTTATAGCAATAAAAAAAGGAGATATTTCTACCTCCTCTTAACCTAAACATGAAAAACAAAACTTGTTAACTGTTGCAAATATAGTAAAATACTCTTTACAAAATCATATGTTTTTGCATATAATATTTTACATTATGGCGTTTTTATATGTAATTGCATATTAAAACAAATGCGTCAATCTAGCGACTTGACCATTATGCTTTGAATGAATATAGCCTTCAATAGCTTTAATTCCACCGCAGAATCCATTTCTATGATGCCAAGAATCAGTACCGCTTGGCGAACGTAGGCTTTCAATTGTAATACCAGGAAAGTCTTTACCGTTTTTATGGTGTACGTGATGTGTATAAACATATCTATACTTTGTATTTGCCCACATGACCGCATTTTCAGTTGCATAAAGTAAAGGTAATGCATCAATCTTAGCACCATCACCATGAGTAGTACCGATAAAGTTACCAAAGTATTGGAATGCTTTTCGATGCTTCATATCTACATTAAATTTGATATTACTACTATTGTTAAAATGTGCTTCAATAAGTTGCATTAAAAAAAATCCATGTGTATAATCGTGGTTAGATGGATTATAAACTACTTCTACCTCAGCAATTGGTATAAGCATTTCAAGTAGTTCAATGTATAATCGTTTTGCAGTTAGAAAATTATCATACCACATACCATCGGTATCTTGTGGAGTTCCTGACGTTGTAGAACTCTTTGTATTGTCTGTGTGTAGAATGTCATTACCCGCTACAAATAAAATCTTGTCTATTGTATATCCTTTGCTTTTTTGAATAATACCGATTAATCCTTCCTTAGCACGTTTTACTGCTACTTGAGAGTTATAGTCCTCCCCCGTTTCAAATGCGCTAGAAAGTTTTCCTATGTGTAAATCTGCTATGTCAATCACTAGTAAGTTAGCTTCGGTATCTTCAACACGTTCAATCTTCTTATATTTTGGTGCGTGTTTCTTTGTTTCTTCGATTGTTTCTTCTTTTATTATCTCAAATCCTTGTTCAGTTTCAGTCTTAAAATTTGGATTTTTAAAGAATAAAGACGCTTTGTCAGTCTTAATCCAACCATGTTTAACGTCTTCATCGTTTACATCTACTGAATCAGTTGCATTTTTAATACCTCTATATTGTTTGATGATTTCTAATTCATCTGAATTCAATCTAATACGGTTATCCTTGTTCACTCCTTTTTTTCTTGACATTGTTTTGTGGTTTTTTGTAAATAAAAAAACCTTCGTTAAGAAGGTCTAAGATTTTATTCTCCGATTTCAAAATGCATCCAATCGTAGTTCTTCTCTCTTCCTAAACTTAGGAATCCATGTTTGTAGAAAATATCAATCATTGGTTTATATTCTGGTCGGGCAAACCTGGCAGTTTTAGAAGTTTCTTTTAGTAGGTTTCGTTGCGGGTCTAAATCAATTGCTACTCCCCAAGAATGTCTACTTAACTGAGTGCCACCTCGCATTACCCGGTAGTTGAAACAACCTCCGTATTTGTTGATTCCTAAACGATTGATTTCATCTAAACCATAATGCGCTAAAATATCCTCAAAGACTGCTAAGAACTTATCAGCAACTAGCTTATGACATCTCATCTTAGAAACGGGTTTGCCATCGTAT